TGGCAATCGGCGCTATTATGATTGCTGTGGAAAAATGCAGAACTGGTGACATTCAAGTCGGCCTTAATCCCTATAGTTCACATTGGCGTATACTTTATGAACGTATGATTCGTTTCGGAAAGCAAATGAAAAACATAGTAGATCACGATGTATCAGGTTGGGATCTTAACTATGTATTTTACATCGCACACCATTATGTTCGACAATTACGTAAACGAGGTATTATCACTGATGAAAATTGGCTTTGTATAATTTTCTCGGCTCTTATTTCTTCATTTTCCGTTTATATTGTTATCGGCACTATGGTTGTGTGGACCACAATTATGCCTTCCGGATGTCTTGTTACGTCCTTTTTTAATTCAATTCTCAATTCTGTTAAACATAGAATTATCTTTAAAAGACAGTCGCGTGAACAATTTGGCTTTCCTTTAAAGTTTGAGAATCATAATGAGTTATTGGTATTTGGAGATGATGACAATCACTCCATTGACCCTGAAATTTTGAACTGGTTTAATGGCCAGATAATAGCTGAACAAGCAAAGCTGTTATTTAATCATGAACACACCGATTCACTTAAATCTGCGATTATACCTAGAGGTAGGTCGGAAGATGAAATCGTTTTTCTTCAACGAAAATACGTTAATCGGGATGGTCACATTATGGCACCATTAAATCCAGAATCATTAATATCGATGACTCAATGGGTTAGAAAATCAAAAGAGTTTTCAGTAGAACATCAATTTATGCTGAATGCTCATAATGCACTTATGGAGTGGTCTCAACATGGAAAGAAAGAATTCGAAAAGCATAAGGCAATTCTTAATGTATTTTTGAGAGCAGCACATCAACCTCAATTTACTAAGGAATATGTCGATTGTATCGATTTCTTCCAAGTCCACTACACTTCAAACTAGATCTAACCAAATGCAAATGCCACCGATAGGCCAAACATGGAACACTGTTGGAAGAACTCTGTAGTTATATACTAGTGTGCTAGTTGTAAACAGGGCTACCCAGTCTCGGTAGTCTCAGAGTTCACCTTTACATGTTGATATTGCCAGGTATAGGCGAAAAATCCGGTATTACGTGAATTCCTTAAGTCACGCCATTTTTATTCATTGGAAACCATAACATGATGAATCTGCAATAATCATAAAAGGCTTTGAATAAAAATCATCTATAGCAGAAACCTCGCTACCTGCTTCTCGGAACGGAGGCACCTTAAGCGAAAATTGTTCCGCCCAAAATATATCAACAACAGAAACGACCGTGCAGCGTACTCTCACGGAACCCACAGACGAGGATATCGTCTCACAAGAGAATCAAGTGAAATTCGAGGATGCGACTCAAATCGTAACCCAAGCGACACACTTGCCTCTCAATGACCTCTATAATAGTATTAATCCTTACCCAGATGACACGCCATTTGGAATATTGACTCGTAATATTTTAGTAGGTTCCTATTCTTGGAATACTAGCTCAACAGTAGTTGCAAGCTTCGACCCGCTCGTTGCTTTAGCTACCGCTTCCGCAGTGATAAGACAAGTTATTGGTACTGTTACTACCCCGTTAACCATGGGTATGTACCGATTTCTTCGTTCAGAT